GCAACTCTATAAGCTTACGCTTAGGGGGCTCTCCACGAAGGGTTAATACCTTCCAGGCCGGTCGTTAGACCGGGCTGATCCAACGGCGTTTCAGTGTAACGGCGCCGTACCGTGCGGTCCTGTTCAAGTGGTCCTTACTCACATCAGTTGCATCGCTTGAGGAGCGAGCTTCCAAAGCAAGAAGGCACTTTAACAGGGCTGGGTAACCACCAAGCTTATCATTGTGATAAACTGGTGCAGCTCTCCAAGCTTTTACTTCATGACGCTGGAGTTTACGATTCCATCTTCCGACGGAAACGTAATGCTGAAAACTTACCAAACCAACGCCCGAGGCGTCCTTTCCAAGTATTGGTAATTTACCAAATACTCGTTGCACTTTGGATACAATAAGTGCAGCCGTTGTCCAATAACCTTTTAAATAAAATAGGTTACTGGTTTCAACTAACGAAAGGAAACCTTGAACTGACCGCCTGTTATCAGGGAAGCTGTACTTGACATAGGTAGGTGTAACCTCCTCGCCAAGGAAAGCATCCATACCACATGACTCTCTGAAGTTACCTTTCCAGTGAGACTTCGTGGTATTCACCTTACAATAGTACTTTTGTAGGTGATCGATAACAACTTCTGCACTGTCTGTGGGGACAATTATGTCATCCCCGTAGACATAGACGTGACGCGATACCGTTAAGATATTGCGATACGTCACAGGAAGGTTGCGTTTTGCGAGTAAGGCCCCTATACAAATAGTATAGAAGTACATGGCCTCAATCGGAAAACACAGAGCACTACCCATAGAGGCAAACTTCTTGAGGCTTATTACTTCGCCTGTCGGAAGTTTGGCTCGGCGAGATCTACATGCAAGAATTGCACCTTGAATATCAGGGCACGACTCGAACATGCTGATTGCAAGCGACAAAGGAACTAAGTTGCTTGCATCAGATAAGTCTAGTGTCGAATTAGACTTATCCAAACTCGCTTTCATAGCAAGTCTTCGATTTATCCCTTGGTCTGTAAAATTTACATGACCTCGAGTTAAAGGATGACTTTCAAGTCTCTTGACAAGAAGACTTGAGACGGCTTGTTGTGTATATTGCATACAAACAGGCTCTATCGCTATGACTCTGGGCGCCTTCAAGGTCTTTGGAACAGTTACAACCCTTACGGGTTGCTCCTGTTCCTCAGAAATGACCTGTAATGCCTTGAACTCCTTAGACTCCATTGCGTTGGCAGAAACCATTGCATAGGCGTCTAATGGAAAATAAGGTTCAAGACGGTCATACCATGTGGCAAAACGGTATTTACTGTTTCCAGTAATCCGTTCTGCTGTGGCTCCAGGGCCGTGTTTTGGAAGTAGGTTATTGAGATCTCCATCAAAAGGAGGCCCAAACACCCGCGACCAGAGTACACGGCGGACACTCGTAAAATACGAGATATCCTCTGGAACCAGGTCCTTGTCGAACTTGTGCTCACTCTCGGAGAAACTTCTGATTGCTCTATTAACCCTACTAGGGGAACAGGCAATCTTGAGCTTCTTGAAAGTATACGCCAATTGACGTATCCCTTCAATAGCTGACAACGAAGGTTCATCGAAAATCCTTCCTGTATCCTTATCAAACACTAGCCCAAACATATCTTGCAAAAAAGCAGGAATGTTTAGCCTTTTTCTAAAACTACGAAAAAGGTGGGGGGCCACATACCCTAAGCCTAGACTTTCTTCAAAGTCAGAGCCGAAGGTGGGAAGAGTTATCGTAAGAAACGATAATCCTTCGTGTTTGACCCTTGACCTCATAGTTTCGAGGTCTCGGTCGTTAGGACTGCTTGCAGTACACTTTGCCATAGCATCTCTATAGACGCTAGTGGCGAGTTCCAACAGGTCACTTGCGTGGCTTTTCACAGTCCCTCCTACTGGAGGTAACGTGTCCAACTACGCCTGTAGCCTTCCACCGATTTATACAAATCAGTGGCAAACAGTCACAAACTCACAATGATAGGGGCAGCTTAAAGCTGCCCCCCGGCCGGCTACTTAGTGCTGGTTACCCAGTACCTTAGTAACATTGGCCGTTGTGAGCCAGGCAATCAAGCCTTGGACGACGTCGTCGATCTCTTCATCGGTAAAACCGTATTCCGGTTCATCGATGACGAGGTACACGCCCAGCGTTTTGTACTCACTCACCGCAGTTAGAGGATCGGCAGCAACAACTCGCTTGTCGATTCTCACCATGCGGCGCGTCCGATTTTTGGACGCCTGATGAGAAACCACAAAAGTGTGGCTTTCGTCAGTGGTGACGTACTCTGAACGTGTCCCAACCGAGAGAACTCGGTTGAGGGTTTGTGGAGCGGCGTCGATTGTAACTGTTTGTGGATCGGCTAAAGCCATAGATGGCCTCCTGAAACGTTAAGTGATGGGGGTTAAAGCATACTTAAGGGGTCACGACTTCCTTAAGCGTCGCTACGGCTTTAACCAGTGAGATTTTAGGATACTAGTCTATCAAGACCTAGGGCACCTAAAATCGACCATTGACGCAGGGTTAAATTATCCCACGTCAGACCAAAACCAAAAGGGTTCGCTTGTTCTCTAACCTTTTCCTGGACATCAAAAATCCATTCAAGGTTCGAGGGGGGACTAGTTGCCATATTGGAACTAATCTTACCGACCACTGTGGTCGTCCCCATAAGATAAGCGTACTTGGCCGTTAGATTCTCGGCTAGACCATTATCTAAGTTGGCAATTACATCGCCGACATTAGAGGTCCAGTCGATTAGCCACGACCATGGTGTTGCTTCCCACAGCAAAGCCGGATTTACCGAGCCTCCAAAAAGGAGTCTCTTGGCTTTCCTGTTCCAGTTTACAGACCCAATATCGGGAATGTAATATCTGAAACGGGCTGAGAACCATATCTTACGCTCATAATGACGCGTTGCGATAGAGTGTCCCAGGTAGGGGTAAGCAGGATAGAAGTGAGATGATAGCAGAGGATTGTGGACTGGATAAGGCCACTCACCTATCAAGCTATCGTTACTCTCTTCTATCACGGTCCCTTCCCTTTTCACCCACTGACCGTTGTCGCGTTTCAATTGTTTGATACGCTTGTCCAACGTTTGGTAAGTATGATAAAACTTACGCATGTCAGAGAGAAAAGGAAGCCACCCAAATTGGGTACCCACGTAGTTTCCGGGAGCATTCTTTATACTACGAATACCCCCAAATCGGATGTCTTTATAGGCATCCTTAAAGAACCTACATGTGTCGCGTAACATTCTTGGCATATCGCGTAATTCAGCGACAAATAACGCCAAGTCTGCAGCGGGTTTGCCTGGTTTAAACCTATTCCAGGCAGTGGGGCCGTATGACGAGACATCTTCGAAAACCTCATAGTTTTCCTTAATAATGTCCGTATAGGACACGTTCTGGAAAATGTAAGGCTCCTTGGTGGAACACAGAAACCCACCTCGGTACTCGAAGTCACCGGTTACACTCTCTCCCGTATAGACACCTATGCCTTTCGGGTTGAGAAGGTAATCGTGGTAGTGTAGGACCTTTAACGGTCCACCTTCCTTAAAAGGAGGTCCCTTGTGTATTTCATCAATACACGAGTCTACACTACTGTACGGACGATAGCGGGAGGGCCTATAGGTAGTAGTCTGGTATTGTGACCAGGTGCTACTAGTCTTAAGCTTACTCCACCACGTCCCCAAAGTAATACTTGGGGGGTGGTTTGCAACTATCATACGTCGTCTCGCCATTGTACACCGTCCTTTTGGTAAAGGAGTTTGGTAACTTAAAGCAGTCACCTAACTGTTGCCCCCCCAATGGGG